AAAGGTATGGCAAGAAAGGTTCCACAGAGGACCATAGAAAGGACCTACAAAAGGTTTTACATTATGCCATTATTGCACTTAATGAACACGACAAAAGCACAACAAGGCACTATCTAGACGAGTAATAAATACTGGTATGAGAGGAATCATACTAGGATGTCTACAACAAAACCCAGGCTGGCAAGGACCGAGAGGCTCCACAAACCCAGACTGGGTTAACCTTAAAAGATCAGGCGGTGCACATAAAATTGCTAGCTATATGCGAAGTGAAGGTTGGGACATTGAAGTCCTGGACTATTGGTTAGCATTTACCGACGAAGAGTTCCAAGAGTTTATAAAATCCAGAGTTAAAAACGATACAAAATTTATAGGTGTAAGCGTAACCTTTGGATATAAAGGAACACTTCTAAAAAGAGCACAAGATAATCTCACATGGTTAAAAACAGCATACCCTGATGTTATGATTATTGCAGGTTCAAAGGTGTTAGTTGATACAATGAACTTACCTTGTGATTATTACATAACAGGTTATGGAGAGTTTGGATTAATAAAACTTTTAAAAGGTGAAGCAACAATAATAGAATATCAAGGCAAACAGGTTGTCATGTCAGATAGATACCACCCATGTTTCCCTGAGAAAGATTTGGTAGTTAACTATGAGACTCGAGACTTTATACAACCAGGAGACAATCTAACATTAGAACTCTCCCGTGGTTGTAAATTTGCCTGTAAGTTCTGTTCATACAATGCAATAGGTATGAAAGGAGACTTAACTAGGGATATGGATACTCTACATGATGAGATGTTATATAATTATGAACACTATGGCACAACGAGTTATCATGTAGCAGATGAGACAACAAACGATAATCAAGAAAAAATAAAATACGCAGGTAATGAGATACAACGATTACCATTTCGTCCTAATCTTACAGGATTTATTAGAGCAGATTTATTAGCATCAAGACCTGAGGATAAAATATACTTAGCCGAGATGGGATTCTGGGCTCAATACTATGGCATAGAATCTTTTAATCAGAAAGCAGGAAGAACTGTAGGCAAAGGTATTAATCCAGACAAATTAAAATCAGGACTATTAGAGGCAAAAGATTACTTCAATAAACATTGTGGAAGATACAGAGCCTCGGCAAGTTTAATATTAGGACTGCCATATGAAACTCAAGAGAGTTTATATGATGGATTGAAATGGTACAGACAGAATATGCCTAACGAAAATATGATACTTCAACCATTGTTTATTAATAAACATCAATCAGATATTATAGGATCGTCCTCAGAGTTTGGTAGAACATGGCAAGAGTCAGGACATTTCCATAGTGAGATAACAGATACTGTAATGACAGATGAGGACTTGGCAGAGTTTGAACACCCTGTATTGAAAGAGTATTTAAGAAGAACACATGACAGTCATTACAATTTACATTGGAGTCACGATACTTACAGTTGGAAAACTGCTATATTAGAGTTAGGTAGAGTAATGACTAATGGTTTATATGATCATAATGAAAATAGATTAATGACTTGGGACTTATTTAACTATGTTACACCAGGAACATATGATTGGGATAGTGTTTTGGACCTTACAGTTATGAATTATGACTTAGAAAGATTAGAAAAAGACACAAATTTATTCCTCCAAAAGTATAAAAACTCAAAATTATCCTTATAAATAATGTATAGTATAAATAATAAGACAAATTGGAGACAAAAGAATGGCTTATACAGTTACATGGACACTAACAAGACCTGATGAAGGCACAGCACTTCCTACAATAGCATCTATTTCAGCAGCTAATAAATCGGAAAGTGATACAGCTTTATCAGATGCAGGTGCAACTAAAGGTTACGAAGTAGATGGACTAGTTACCAAGGTTGTATATGTATTTCCTGACAAAGCAACACATGATGCTTTAGACTTCTCTGGTGTTGCAGATGAGAATACTGTAAGGTCTACTTACAAACAAGCATTAATTGATGCGAATATAACCTGCAAAATTGAAGACTCCGAAGGTACTACAATAGCAGACTTTTAATTAACTAGGACTACATTATGGAAAATATTATGGATCGTGTGCTCTACGAAAAGGTAGGGCGAGTTGGAATCATAAGTTTAAATATGGTTGGCGACAACAACAGGTGTGATATTCATTCATACCCAGCAATCAACGAAGCATTACTTAGAGTCAGAGACGATGATGACGTCTGGGCAGTAGTGCTACAATCAGCACCAGGCAAAACAGACTTTTGTGTAGGTGCAGACTTATCCAATACAGAAAACTTTATGGAAGCTACTAAGAAAGGCTTAGGTACATATCTTGAAAATGATATGACAACACCTAAACCTATTATTTGTGCAGTACATGGTTGGACTATTGGAGAAGGATTTAGTTTTATGTTAGGGTGTGATATTGTAATAGCAGATCCTAATACTAAGTTTTGGATGAACGAATCTCAGAGAGGATTAAATCCTGTAACAATGCAGGTAAAACTAACACAGAAAATTGGTTACAATAGAGCAATGGGCTTTATGATTCCTGGAGATCCTGAGACAGTTGCATGGGGAGAGAAGGTAGGACTTGTTAATAAGATTATAACTCCAGGAGAAGATGTTAGACAAGTAGCATTTGAATATGCTAAAAGAATAACAGAAATATGTGCACCAATAGCAGTACACGGAACAAAAGCAGGTGCATGGGAAACTGTAAACGGACATTTAGATGAAGCAATAACTAAAGCACTATGGGCTAAAGATTTATGTATTGACTCTAAAGATTTACTAGAGGCTCTAACAGCCTGGCAAGAAGGCCGTCCAGCAGTATTCAAAAATGAGTAATGACTCAGTTAAAAAACTCCACTTAAACGACAAAGGTTTTATAGCCTTTGATGTTACACCAGGAAAGAAATATAAATGGATGATGCACGAATCACAGGAGTGGTTTGATAAGGCAAAAAAGATTCAAGGTCCTGATTGGCATTGGAATACTGCTAAACCTGTTGAATATGTTTTTGACTCTTTTGGATTTAGAAATGATAAAGAGTTAGAAGAAATTAGTAAGAATGAATGGTGGTTATTAGATGCAGGTTGTCCTACATTAGGACCAGGTGTTAATAGGTATGATACTTGTTCAACTGTTTTATCTGAAATAGGAAACTTTGGTGTATATGATACAAGTTTATTTGGAAACAGGCCTGAATATACTGCACATAATTTATTAGAACTTTCCAAAAGATGGCATAAACCACCTAGTAGAATTATGTTAGCAATAGCAGAAAATCCTACAGGAACATTTAAGATTACAGACCATAATACAATACACAATATAGACTACGCAGGTTCTTTAATCTATCCTAATGAACCTGATTATGCCTTCTTTAGAGATTATGAATCAACAACAATTCCTACATCTCAGCATACAATTCTTTATCGTACAATCGTGAAGTTATGTGAAAAGTTAGGTATTGAATTAACATTTATGAATCTAGGTGCCAACTCATTAGAAGAAACTACAGAAATATCTTCAGCACATCAGTTCAAATATGATGTTGATATATTTTCTATGGAAGTGGTTGGAGGAACAGTAGGAGCATATCATAAAGATGATACATTTGAACAACGACAAGAGAAATGCAAAGAAAGAATCCTTATGCCCATGTTAACATGTCAACCACCTAAATGTTATTCACTAGAAGATGTAGGTAGAGATTTAATTCACCCTTCATCTAAAACACATCAATTATTTGCAGAGAATATAGCAAACCACTTTAACCTTTCTTACTACTAAAATTGCACCTGTGTGTATAAATAATAGTGTATGAAGGCACTAAAAGATTACACCAATTGGTCCTACAATACATTGACCTTTACTATACAAGAGTCTATAATACGATATAGTAAATATAAATTTGGAGATATATTATGAAACTAAGCAAAGGCACTCTTGATACTCTCAAGAACTTCGCAACAATTAACACGAATATTCTTATTCGTGAGGGTAGTACACTTTCCACTATTAGCACAGGTAAAAATATATTTGCCAGAGCTGAGGTGACTGAGTCCTTTCCTAGAGAGTTTGCAATCTATGATTTAAATGGCTTGCTCCCTCTCTTAACTTTAATGGAAGATACAGATGTTGACTTTGGAGATGAGAGTCTTAAAGTTACAAAAGGTTCTTCCGTATTTGAATATTTTTATGCAGATCCTAACATTATTGTTAGCGCTCCTGACAAGAGTATTGAAGTGGATAACTTCTTTCAGTTTGATCTAACTAAAGACGACATTGACATGATTATGAAAGCAGCAGCTATTACAGCAGCTCCCATGTTAAGCGTTGTAGGTGACGGTAATGAAGTAGTTATGCAAGTAGGCGATCCTAGTACACCTAAGTCTAACTCTTTTAGACAAGTTATAGGTACAACAGACAAAAAGTTTGATGCAAAACTAGCAGTGGAAAATTTTAAAGTTATCCCTGGTAGTTATTCAGTTATTCTTTCTGAGAAAAAGTTTATGTTCTTAGAAAGCAGTAAAGGCGATACAAAATATTGGCTGGCACTAGAGCGTTCTTCAGTAATAGGAGCTAACAATGGGTGATGATAAATTAGAAGTAACTATCCGTGAAGCACAGAACGGCTGGGTAGTTGAATTTAACAAGGAAGGCGAAACAGTAGAATATATTTTTACTAGGCCTAATCCTGCAATTAACATAGTTCGTAAAGTAATGAAGGGAGAAGTAAATCCTTTCGAGGAGGAAGAATGAGCGAGTTAGCAACACAAATACCACCTTTTAAAATTACCAAACAGGTAACAACAACAGAAGGTGTTTCAAAATTTGTTGAAATGAATGATGTAGATCTTTTTGATGGTAAAAGAATTGTAATCTTCGGATTACCTGGTGCTTTTACACCTACATGTTCAGGACAACAATTACCTGGTTATGAAGAACTATATCATGAGTTCAGAGAAGCAGGTATAGATGATATCTATTGCATTACAGTTAACGATACATTCGTTTGTAATGAGTGGGCAATGAACCAAGGGCTTGTAAATGTAAAAATTATCCCTGACGGTTCAGCACAACTAACAATCAAGTTAGGCATGGATGTACGAAAAGATCACATTGGTTTCGGTGTTAGGTCTTGGAGATACGCAGCAATCGTCGATAACCGAGATGTTGTTCAGACATTTGTCGAAGAAGGTTTTGGTGATGATGTAGATGGAGATCCTTATGAAGTATCCAAACCAGAATTTGTTTTGGATAATGTTAAAGCATTTGGATGGAGTAACGAAGGTAAGCACATAGATCTAGAGTTTTCAGATACGACAGATATCAAGGAGAATTTCTCGTAGACCTTTTTACCCTCGGAAAAAGTGGCCGATATTTTGGAGCAAAAAAAGTTCGCCACAATTTAAACAGGAGTTATTATGGAACCAGCACAATTTTTATGGGTTGAAAAATATCGTCCACATAAGGTGGAAGATTGTGTCCTCCCTGAGGAAGTGAAACAGCAGTTTCAAACATTTATAGATAAGGGTGAAGTCCCTAACTTATTATTAACTGGAACAGCGGGTACAGGTAAAACTACTCTCGCGCGTGCGTTATGTGAATCCTTAGGATGTGATTATATAGTTATTAATGGTAGTGATGAAGGTAGACAAATAGATACCCTTAGAACTAAAATTAAGTCCTTTGCTAGTGCCGTTTCATTTGAGGGTAAAACTAAGGTTGTTATTCTCGATGAGGCAGACTATATGAACAGAGATAGTGTACAACCAGCCCTTAGAGGGTTCATAGAAACATTCTCTGAGAATTGTAGGTTTATATTTACATGTAACTATGCCAATAGGCTTATAGACCCGTTACATAGCAGGACTACTGTTATAGACTTTAAAATAGCACCCTCAGATCGCCCTGTATTAGCGTCTAAGTTTATGGAAAGGATGAAGTATATCCTTAATACAGAAGGCGTACAATACAACGAAAAGGTGCTTGCTGAGCTCCTAATGAAACACTTTCCTGACTATAGAAGGGTGCTAAATGAACTCCAGAGGTACTCTGTAAGTGGTGTTATAGATGAGGGTATATTAAGTAACTTCCAAGAAATTAACGCTAAGCAGCTCTTAGAGAGCCTTAGAGAGAAGGACTGGAAGAAGATGAGACAATGGGTAGCTAACAATGTGGACACAGATCCTCAGGGTATATTTAGACAGATATACGATATTTTACTCCCTGAAGTTAAGTCTATACCTCAGGTTGTCTTGTTAATTGCAGATTATCAGTACAAAGCAGCATTTGTAGCAGATCAAGAGATTAACTTGACTGCTTGTTTGACTGAAATAATGGCCAATGTGGAGTTTAAATAATGAAAGACTACAATAAGGCAAAAACAGCAGATGCTCGAATTGATATTAGAGTGCCTTCTGAGATTAAAAAAGAAATTACCCAGGAGGCTAAGGAGAGGGGCATAACAGTAACCGAACTATTATTAGAAAGTTATAGGATGTTAAAAGATGTTGACATTAGGTAGATTATGGAAATTATGGTGTATGTCGTTAGGTGAGAAAGCAAGCGATGATTCTAAGGAAGCAGATATCGTTGCTATTTTTAGAACAGTGGTTGTTCTTGTTAATTTCTTTACTTGTTTCTTCATTATATCAGGTGTATTGAGGCATTGGTAATGACTTTGCCTGATCTTATAGGTCTATCTGGTGTTGCATTGTTGATTGTAACATATGCACTTTTACAGTTAGACAGAATTGACCCTAAAGGGTTTTGGTACAGTTTTAACAATTTAATTGTAGCTCTTTTGGTTACAGTAAGTTTGATTTATACTCCTAACCTTGCTAGTATTGTAATAGAAGTGTTTTGGTTTATAATTAGTTTATATGGTGTTGTAATGTATTACAACAGGAAGAAAATATGAGTGATAGTATATTAGAAGGATTTGGAGATCCTATCGTAGAGGTAGATGAGAAAGAGTTTGAACATAAACTTAAAAAGATCTCACCTTTCGATTTTGCTAATAGTATTAACTACTCAAAAGAAAATTTAATAGTAGATGAAAGGACAGAAAAAGAATATAATCCTTTTATCGTAAATCGTGCAATGGGCTTTGGCAAAGATACAATTATTGCAGGAAATGAAATGAATGCCAGGCCCCACTTAGATAATAAATTACAATATGATTTTTTAAGAAGCGTCGTAAGGAAAGCGAAGCGTTATAATAAATGGTTGAAGGCCGAAGAAGAAAATATTGAGGCAATACAAGAATTTTTTGGATACAGTTTTATTAAAGCAAAAGAGGCTTTATCACTACTAACGGAGACAGAAATAGATCTGATTAAGTTACATCTTAACACCTCTAAAGGTGGAAAGGTATAAATATCAATATAACCTAGTATATTATACAACAACAAGGCGTATTGAAATGAGTGATCAAGAGAATTACTTTAATATTGACTACCCAGGCTATAGCCCATTAGAAGTCACTTTAAAGGACCCAGAAGACTTTTTAAAAGTAAGAGAAACCCTATCTCGAATAGGGGTTGCTTCTAAAAAGGAACAGGTACTTTATCAATCTTGTCATATTCTACACAAGAAAGGCAGATACTTCATAACACACTTCAAAGAACTTTTTGCATTAGACGGCAAAGAGGCAGATTTCCAAGACAATGATTTACAAAGACGAAACACCATTGCAAAGCTTCTATCAGATTGGGGCTTAGTAGATATAGTAGGTGAGGTAGGAGAATGTTCCCCTTTAAGTCAGATAAAAATTATATCTTTTAAAGAGAAGGGTGAATGGGAATTGATTCCTAAGTACAATATTGGAAAAAAAGTTAAATAGCGATCTTTACTATCTAAACAAGATCAAACAAGAGCAGGACAAAATAGGTCCTGGCTTTTGTGTATTAAAATGGTTTCATCAGGAAATGCACTTAGGCTCAGGACTTAATCATTCTTGTTATCATTGCCCTACACATAAAATACCTGAAAATTCAGACTTACATAATACTCCTCACAAGAAGGAGATGAGAGCTATGATGTTAAACGGTGGCAAACCTGACGAGTGCTCTTATTGTTGGCAAGTAGAGGATCTAGATTTAATTTCAGACAGACAAACATTAGCAGTACAATTTTTTAAGCACGATCCTAATATTATTGCCAAAGCAACAGAAGCAGGATTGAATGATGTTTTTCCTAAATATTTAGAACTTAGTTTTACAAATAAATGTCAAATGAAGTGTAGTTATTGTGGTCCTAGTTTTAGTAGTAGTTGGCAAAAAGAAATAGACGAGCATGGACCATATGATTTATCACAAGATGAATATTATAATGGCAATGAATATAAGGAAACAAATTCTCCCTACTTAGAAAGATTTTGGAAGTGGTTTCCAGAAGCATATAATCATCTTTTTGTTCTTAGAGTAACAGGAGGAGAACCTTTATTAGATTCTAATACATATAGATTATTAGAGTATGTAAAAGACAATCCAAGAGAAGGAATGACATTCCATTGTAATAGTAATTTAATGATTACAGAAAATAGAGTAAGGAAATATATTAATTTAGTAAAAGATATACCTAATACAAAATTATATGTCAGTATAGATTCATGGGGCAAACAAGCAGAGTATATTAGGCATGGATTAGATATTGAACACTTTGAACATAATTTACACATGGTTCTTGCTAATGGAATAGAAGTAGGTATCATGAATACATTTAATTTCCTATCCATACATAACTTAGAAGAATTCTTTTTTAAGATGGCAGAACTTAAAAATACATATGGAGATTTATTAACAATTGATATACCATATATGACATCTCCAGAACACCTTTCTGCTCAAATCTCAAGTGATTCTCATATAAGTATGTTGGTAGATGGATTAAAAACTATGGAAAATTATTCGCAGTTTTCTACAGGAGAAATACAAAAATTTAAAAAGACTGTAGGCTGGATAAGAGCTAATCGATTTAAAGGAGAAAAATTAATCCGACATAGAAAAGACTTTTGGGCATTCGTAAAACAACATGATGATAGACGAGGCACAGACTTTAAAGGCACTTTTCCTCATTTAGGACAGATAGGTTTCAAATAAAGATGCAAAGTATTATAAATAATAATGATACGCCGGAAGGGTATCTAATATTAACCTTGCTAACTAATAGGAGGAAACTAAAATGGTAAGATTAAACACGACTAACTGGAACGATTTTGTTTCAGCATTCCCACAAATAGAGAGTAGATTAATTGGATTTGACAGAGTCTTTGACGCTGTTACAAGACTAAACGCTGTTGAAGGCGGACAATCTAATTCTTTCCCACCTTATAATATTAAAAAGCTAGACGCTGAGAATTATGAAATTCAAATTGCTCTTGCAGGATTCAGTAAATCTGAATTGGATATTACTGTGGAAGACGGCAACCTTGTTGTCAAAGGTGAACAGAACCATACGCCTAAGGCGGAGTTCTTACATAAAGGAATTGCAGAACGCAATTTCACTAGAACATGGGCATTAGCAGATGATGTTAAAGTTACAGGTTCAAAATTGAAGGATGGAGTTTTATCTATTTCATTGGTACACGAAATACCAGAGGAAAAGAAACCTACATCTATTGAAATTAAATAATTGAAGGAGATAAGGAGCGATGGCGAATATACAAATTGTTAAACTAACAACAGGTGAAGATCTTATAGGTGAAGTTACCGAAGATGAAATTGAAGGTAGAGGGTTTTTAATTATTAACAAACCTGCTATTATTATGATAATGCCTAAAGCAGGCAACGATACAGATTTTACTGTCGGCCTCGCTCCTTATGCTCCATTTGCTAAGGAACATAAAGTTCCAGTATTTCCTGCACATGTTGTTTCCATATACGATCCAGGTAAGGAGATGCTAAATTCATACAATTCTAAATTTGGTTCTGGAATTGTTCAACCTGACTTTATAAATAAAAAGGTCTTAAACGAAACAATAAAAGGAAAGTAAATGTATGAATATAGAATCAATGTTGTCAAAATTATTGATGGCGATACAGTAGATGTGGATATCGACTTGGGCTTCGGTGTCTGGCTCAAGAAACAAAGAATACGCTTGTATGGGATTGATACTCCCGAAAGTAGAACCCGTGATCTCGACGAAAAACGATACGGACTTATGGCGAAGAAATTCCTCACAGAACAGATACAAGACGGAGCTATACTCAAAACAAGGCTCGATAAAAAAGGAAAATATGGTAGGATACTTGGTGAATTTCTTAGTCTAGATGATAAGTCTAATATTAATGAACTAATGATCCTCAAACATCATGCCGTTTCCTATCACGGCGCAAGTAAAGCAGATATTGCTGAAGGACACTTGAAAAATAGGACCAGAGTTAAAGAAATCTAATTGACATTAGGTGCCAAAGAGTGCATAATGTCTATATTATGTTTAAGGTGTTGTTATGAATTTTTATACTTATGCGAGGCATTACGGCGATAAGATACTTGTCCGTGGTGTTAGAAATGGTGAACGGTTTACTGCTAAACATGAGTTTAGACCTACACTATTTGTTAAAACAGATAAACAGTCTGAATATAAAAGTATATATGGTGAGAATGTAGCACCTATTCAATTCGAGACAAACAAAGAGGCAACCGCCTTTTTTGACAGATACAAAGATGTTTCTAATTTTCCAATTTTTGGACAAAACTATTACGCATACCAATATATCACCGAGAAATATCCTGGTGAGATAGAATGGGATGCTAAAAAGTTGGCTATCTACTCTATTGATATTGAAACAACATCAGAAGGTGGATTTCCAAATGTGGACTCTCCCTCCGAGAAATTGTTAGTTATCACACTTCAAAACAACAACACCAAGAAGATAACAACATTCGGATTGGGAGAGTTCACTCCTGGTAAGGATACAGAAAAGTTTGATGTAGATTGGATAGGGTGTAAAGATGAATATACTCTAATTAAAACATTCCTCGAGTGGTGGGAAGAAAATACTCCTGATATTATTACAGGTTGGAACAGTCAGTTATTTGATATTCCTTATTTGTTAGCAAGAACAGAAAGGATATTAGGTGAAGGAGAACACAAAAGGTTTTCTCCTTTTGGATTAGTTAATAGGCGTCCTATTAGATTTGCACAAAGAGAAATGACTGCTTATGAGATTACAGGTGTTGCACAACTAGACTATTTAGACTTATATAAGAAGTTTACTTATGTGACTCGAGAGTCTTATAAACTAGACTTTATTGCACAAACAGAACTAGGACACAAAAAACTAGAATCTGGTTTTGAAACATTTAAAGAGTTTTATGAAGGCGACTGGAATAGGTTTGTAGAATACAATATTGTAGATACAGTTCTTGTTGATGAGTTAGAAGATAAAATGAAACTTATTGAACTTGCTATTACAATGGCATATGATGCCAAGTGTAATTATAATGATGTGTTCTCAGCAGTTAGAACCTGGGATAGTTTGATGTACAATCACCTATGGGAAAAGAAGATTGTTATAGGACAAGGTGGTGGAAGAAAAGATAGGCAAATAGAAGGTGCCTTTGTACAAGAGCCTGTCCCTGGTAGTTATGAATGGGTAGCTAGTTTCGATGCTACAAGTCTATATCCTAGTATTCTAATGCAACACAATATGAGTCCTGAAACTATTGTTCCTGGATTCCAATATGAGGTGTCTGTAGACGATCAACTAGATAGATACAAGTTAGATAAACTAAAAGAAAAGAACTACACAATGGCTGGTAATGGCTCTTGTTATACTCGTGAGAAGAAAGGTTACTTTCCTGAGATAGTACAAAAGTTTTTTAATGATAGATTAAGATATAAAAAACTAATGCAGAAGGCACAAAAGGACTTCCAGGAAACAGGTGCTTTACATCACAAGAATGAGATAAGTAAATATAATAATTTCCAGATGGCTCGTAAGATCCAATTAAACAGTTTATATGGTGCCATGGCAAACCAGTACTTTAGATTTTATGATGATAGGATTGCAGAAGGTATTACAATGTCAGGACAATTAGTAATTCGAGATACTGCTAAAGCTCTTGATGCTTACATGAACAAAGTATGTGGCACAGATGACGAAATGTATTCTTTTTATAGTGATACAGATTCTTGTTATGTTACATGTAAAAAGATGGTAGATAATTTCTTCCCTGATAAAGACACAGATAAGGTTGTAGGACTGTTAGATAGGATTGCTACAGACAAAATAGAACCTGCTATTGCACAGGCAATGACAAAGTTAGGTAATTACACTAATGCGTTTGAACATAAAATTGATTTTAAGCGTGAGGTTATTGCAGACAAAGGTGTATTTGTGGCAAAGAAAAGATATGCCTTAAATGTTTTAGATGATGAAGGACTAAGACTAAAAGAACCTAAGTTAAAAGTTATGGGACTAGAAATTGTAAGGTCCTCGACTCCAGGTCCTATTCGTGAATCGTTAAAGGAGGCAGTTAGACTAATACTAACCTCAGACGAAGAACACTTACAAAAGTTTATTGAACAAGCAAAAGCAGACTTTAAAACTAGAACACCTGAGGATATTGCTTTTCCTCGAGGGTGTAATAATCTAGTAAAGTATCAGTCTAACGCAGACATATATCAGAAAGGTACACCTATACATGTTCGTGGTTCCTTACTGTATAATCATATGTTGGAAAAACAAAACTTAAAATTAAAATATGAGAAAATACAAGATGGAGATAAGATTAAATTTTTGTATTTAAAAGAACCTAATAGTTTACATGAAAATACTATTGCATTTATTACAAAACTACCTAAAGAGTTTAATCTAAATGCTTATGTAGATTATGATACAATATTTCAGAAGGCATTTGTTGATCCTTTAGAAAATATTATAAAACCTATAGGTTGGAACACAGAACCACAAGCAACATTGGAGGATTTATTTGGATGAAAGATTTAAGAGATACACATTTTAGAATAAGCATGATTAAATCAGGCTTTAGAATTGGTGGGTGCATATTAGGATTAACTATGGGAATAGAGATATTCATTATGGCCTTTTTAGTAGCAGAAGTATTAGGAATAATTGAGGAACTATAATGAACAATGAAATGTTGGATTTAGACGATCTTATCTATTATGTAGGTAAGTGGCACAAGGATAGGAATCTAATTGAAGGCGCAAATGATAAAGATCAATTCTGTAAATTAATACAAGAATGTGGTGAACTATCTGATAACATCTGTAAAGGTAAAGATCTTAGAGATGATGTTGGAGATATAATGGTTGTACTAATTAACATTTGCGTACGAAATAATATAACACTTGAAGAATGTCTACAGGTTGCTTATGACGATATAAAAGATCGTAAAGGCAAAATGGTAGATGGAGTATTCATAAAGGAGGAATAATGGGAACGCATGCTTGGAAAAAGAAAGGCATAAGAGCTAGAAGGGAAGGTGCTTTAGAAAGACTTAAGGCATCTAAATTTACACCAAAAATTGTGCAAGGAAAAGAACGCAATGAAAAGAACTGGACAAAGAAGAAAGAGGAACAAATTGAAATCCTTGAATCCAGAACTAGAGGGGCATAAGGTTAAGTTTCAAAAAAAGAAACTTCAAGATCAACAAAAAGAAATAGAAGAACAATGGCAACGAATAAAAAATATGGAATTATTGGATACGGATTTGTAGGTAAAGCTACAGAATATCTATTACAAAAACATATAGATGGACAACAAGAAATATTTATTCATGATCCTGATTTAGGCCATAAGATAGATAATTGGGCAGAAATAGATTATGCTTTTATTTGTGTTCCAACTAACCTAAAGCACGGAAAATTAGACACATCTATTATAGATAATATACTGTCTACACTTTATGTTGGAATTATACCAGTGATTAGAAGTACAATAGGTCCTGATCAATGTTTAACTTATGCTAATAAAGGTTGTATTATTATGCCTGAATTTTTAAGAGAAAGACATTGGAAGGAAGATGTAGACGACCCTAATATAGATCTTCTTATAGGACATTATAATCATGATGATTTCGTTGATTTAATGTCATGTGGAAGTAAATTTGTAAAGCCGGTAACACCGTGCCAAGCAAGTGCTATAAAACTATTTAGAAATGCTGCACTGGCAATGAAAGTAGGATTGGCAAATGACTTTAAAAATATATGTGAGGCTTATGATATTGATTATGATGCCATACAAGATTTTTTAGAGAACGATGAAAATTTAGGTGGTACACATTGGGCTGTCCCAGGCCCAGATGGAAAGGTTGGATTTGGTGGTACTTGTTTACCAAAAGATTTGACTCATGCTTCTTCATTGTGCTATACTGACTTTAATATTATGAATACGGCCATATGGGCTAACAAACACAGGAGAGATGATGAGTAATCTATTAGATAAATTACAAAAAAATTCCACGATTAAAGATACAAACATACTGACTGATTCCAAGTTTTTTAATGAGAAAGACTTGATACAAACATCTGTTCCAGCAGTTAATGTTGCTTTAAGCGGTAAATTGGATGGTGGACTTACACCTGGACTAACAGTATTTGCAGGTCCTAGTAAACACTTTAAAACAGCATTTGCTATGTTACTAATTAAGGCACACCAGGAAAAATATCCTGAGGGTGTTGTCTTATTTTATGATAGTGAGTTTGGTGCACCTAAGTCTTATTTTGAGACTTTTGATATTGATACTAGCAAAGTATTACATACACCTATTGCAGATATTGAACAATTAAAACATGATGTGATGCAACAATTGAATGGTGTTGAAAGGCAAGATAATATTATGATTGTTGTTGACTCTGTAGGCAACTTAGCTTCTAAGAAAGAAGTAGAAGATGCCTTAGAGGGTAAGAGTGTAGCAGATATGACAAGGGCTAAACAAATGAAGTCTTTATTTAGAATGATTACACCTCATCTAACAATTAAAGATATTCCTGCTATTGTTGTTAACCATACATATAAAGAGATAGGATTGTTTCCTAAAGATGTTGTTAGTGGTGGTACAGGCATTTACTACTCTGCAGATAATATTTTTATTATTGGCAGACGACAACAAAAAACAGGCACAGAAGTTACAGGATATGAATTTGTAATTAATGTTGAAAAGTCTAGGTTTGTTAGAGAGAAGTCTAAAATTCCTGTAGAAGTTACATGGGAAAATGGTATTAGCAAATGGTCTGGTTTACTAGACATGGCTATAGCATCTGGACATGTAATTAAACCTAGTAATGGTTGGTATCAGAGAGTTGATATGGACACAGGAGAAGCAGTTGACCCTAAAGTAAGATTGAAAGATTTAGGTAAAGACTTTTGGTTACCCGTACTTTCAGATCCTAGATTTGGTGAGTGGGTACAGAAAGCTTATACTGTTGGCTCTGTTGAAATGATGGCAGAGGAAATTAGTGATGAAGATATTCAACAAGAATACGATAAAGTGTGATAGGTGTGAAAAACCTATAAAAGAAAAAGATAAGGCCTATTGTTTTCATAGTGATGAACAAGAGGTGTATATTTGTGTGGAGTGTGTCATTGAAGTTTATAATGAATACAAGGAAAAAGTTTAATGCTTGATACTGTAATTTTAGTTAATCTAGTAAAGAATGAAAATTATGTAAGGAAAGTTTTACCTTTCATTAAAGAAGAGTATTTCCAAGATGGAGATCATAAGTTTGCTTTTCAACAGATTAAAAATTATATCGAGAAATATAATAATACACCTACAATAGAGGCAATGGGTGTTGCTTTTGATAAAGCGACAGAACCTCAGAGAAAACTTCTACAAGTAATATTTGAATATAAACAAGAGCCTCAGGAGTTACAATGGCTCGTAGATGAAACAGAAAAGTTCTGTAAAGACAAAGCTGTATTTAATGCAGTATTAGAAGGCATACAAATTATAGATGGTAAAAGACAGGACAAAAGTCCTGATGCTTTACCTGAGATGTTAACTGAGGCTTTGCAAGTAGGTTTTGATACTAATGTAGGACACGACTTTATAGAAGATGCTGATAAACGATTTGACTTTTATAATAGAGTAGAAGGCAAAGTTCCTTTTGATCTAGAAATGTTTAATGAAATTACAGATGGTGGTTTATCTAACAAGACACTTAACATTGCACTAGCAGGCACAGGTGTTGGTAAGTCCCTGTTTATGTGTCATATGGCGTCTTCTTCTATTGCTAATGGTAGAAGTGTACTCTATATTACATTAGAAATGGCAGAAGAAAGAATAGCAGAAAGAATAGATGCTAATCTTATGGATATAAACATTGGCGAAGTAAAAGATTTATCTAAACCTATGTTCCAGGATAGAATACAATCCTTAAAAGATAAGTATGAAGGTAGATTAATTGTAAAAGAATATCCTACAGCATCTGCACATGCAGGACACTTTAAGGCATTGATTAATGAACTTAAACTAAAAAGAAACTTCCATCCAGATATTATATTTGTAGACTATTTGAATATTTGTACAAGTTCTAGATTCAGGCCAGGTAGTAGTGCTAACTCTTATACAATTATTAAGAGTA